TTGTAACATCAGGTTACACTCAAGCGAGTTTTCAAGTTAAAAGTAGCGATAATACTATTGGTGTCTTACAAGATGGAAGTGGTTTTGGTGTCAGAGGGATTGATAGTGATAACACAGTGTCAGGTATAATGACAATAGCTCATCAGGGTAGTAATAATTTTGTTGAATCTCATGCTTGTAGAATGAACTCAACTCAAGGTGTTTTTGGTGGTGGTAAACTTGCCCTCGGTGGAACTTTGACTCAATTAAGAGTGGGTTCAACTTCTGGTAATAATTTTGATGGTGGCACTACTAATATTTTTTATGAATTATAAGGTAAAATTATGGCAAAAAAAATTGTATATGATTTTTTAACAAAGGAAACAGTTGTTAAAGATATAACAAGTGAAGAACAAAAAGCTCTTGATGCTATAATACCTGATGCAGAAATAGAATTAGCTAATTTAAGATCAGCTAGAAATAGTTTATTAGCTAGAACAGATTACATGACTTTATCAGACACGCCAACAATGAGTGATGCTTGGAAAAAATATCGTCAAGATTTAAGAGATATAACAAAGACATTTAAATCAATGAGAGATAAAGACTTTAAGTTTCCTAAAGAACCAACGGAGTAACGAATGGCAAATCACGAAAAGAAAATAATATTAACAGATTTACAACAAAAGATTCTGTCTAATGATTTATATAATGATGTATCAGACAACAAAGGTATAGACGAATGGTTAGATGGTGCAATTAATGGCAAGTTAAACAACTGTTGGAAGCGTATGCAACAAGATTGGACTACAAAGTTAATGAACGATGAAAGTTTCACAGACCCTATACCAAGTAATCAAGCGGATTTTGTTGCACTTGTAACTGCAAGAAGTGACTATAAGACTCGCAAACAAAGAGATGATGCTAGTAAAATTAGCTAGGAGTAACAAATGGCATTAACAAAAGTAATAGGCAATGGAATAGGAACATTAGGTGATGGCACAGCTAATGATACTAAAATTGTATTTGATGGTAATGCCCAAGATTATCACATAGGTTTAGATGACAGCTCTGACAAATTAGTTATAGGTAAGGGTACAGCACTTGGAACTACCACTTCTATGACTTTTGATGCAAACGGAATAATCAATAAACCTTTACAACCAGCCAGTAACGCATATGTGAGTTCTCATTTTACAATACCAATCAATACAAATCACGATGTGGTTTTTGGTTCAGAGAATTATGATGTAAATAGTGATTACGACACATCAAATGGTCAGTTTACTGCACCTGTAGATGGCAAATATTTAGTAAGTACTAGTTTATATGTTTTTAATTATTTAGATACAGATGCGAGTTATTATTATTTAACTTTATTTACAAGTAATGAAACTGTTGACGTTCTTTTTTTTACAAGTTCTTTTTTAGATTCAGATTCAAGTGGTTTTAATATGCAATGTTCTGCCGTATTGGGTATGGATGCAGGTGACACAGCAAAAACAATAATATATCAAAGTGGTGGTGCGGCTCAAACGCAAATTGCTGGTGCGCATTCAAACTTTAATGTTACTTTATTATGTTAGGAGATAATAGATGCCGTACATAGGAGTCAGCCCAACAGGAGGCGTTAGAAAGGTGTTTAGTTACACTGCCACAGCAGGACAAACTAGCTTCAGTGGTAGCGATAATAACAGCCAAACATTATCTTATTCAGACAGTAACTTTATAGACGTTTTCCAAAATGGTGTCTTGCTTTTGCCATCAGATTATACTGCCACTACAGGAACAAGTGTTGTGCTAGATACAGGCGCTACCGTAAGTGATTCAGTACAAATAACAGTTTTTGATGTATTTAGTGTATCAGATACTGTAAGCAAAGCTGATGGTGGTACGTTTGAGGGCAATGTTGCAACGGCAGGTACACTTGGGGTTACAGGTGCTACTACATTAACTGGTGCTTTGTCAGCTAAAGGTGGTGCAGTATTTAACGAAGATAGTGCAGATGTAGACTTTCGTGTTGAATCAAATGGCGAAACTCATGCTTTGTTTGTTGAAGCAGGAGCTGATTGTATAGGAATAAAAACAGCATCACCTAGTGATTACTATGCAGATGATTTAGTTCTTACTGTCCCAGATGAGGGTGGTATGACTATTGTACAAGGAACAGCGGCAAAAGGTTATTTAGCGTTTGCAGATGGAACTGCTGGGGATGCTGCATATCGTGGGTATCTAGGTTACGACCATGCCTTAGATACTTTATATATTGCCAGTGCTGGCACAGAAAGATTATTCATAAATAGCACTGGTCAACATACCATAGCATGTAATAAAGCAAGTGGTTATGCTCTCTATGTCAATAATGATGGAAATGATCAGAATAGGTACGGAATTCGTACACAAGTCGGTTCTGATGATGGTTCAGGAACAAGCTATTCAATGGGATTTGCAGATGGTGATGGTAACTCTGTTGGCAGTATTACGCATAGTGGAGGAAGTACAAGTTTTAACACATCATCGGATTATAGATTAAAAGAAAATGTAAATTATGATTTTGATGCAACAACAAGATTAAAAGAATTAAAACCTTGTAGGTTTAACTTTATAGGACAAAAAGAAACAGTGGATGGATTTCTTGCACATGAGGTTACTGCTGTTCCTGAAGCAATAGTTGGTGAAAAAGATGCTATGACAGAAGAGGTACTTTACACTGATGATGATGCAATACCTGAAGGCAAAAAAGTTGGTGATGTAAAAGAAGCATCTAAGATTGACCCACAGGGCATAGACCAAAGTAAACTTGTACCCTTACTCGTAAAAACCATACAAGAATTAGAAGCTAGAATTACAGCATTGGAGAGCAAATGAGCAAAGCAGCAGATTTAGCATTATTGGCAGGTGGAGCAGATACATCCACAGATACAAGTAACTCAGGTAGTGTTACACTTGACTTTAGTCAGTTCCAAAACTTTATCTTGACATTCACAGGTAATGTAACATTTGCTAACCCAACAACAGAAGTGATAGGGCAATCAGGATTTATTATCTGTATACAAGATGGCACAGGCAGTAGAACATTATCATTAGGCACAGATTATGAAACAGCAGGCGGTGCAGGTATAACCCTTAGCACAGAGGCTAATGCAGTAGATATGATACCTTATGTGGTGCAATCAGCTAGTAACATATTATTAGGTAAGGTACAGAAAGCGTTTAGTTAATGGCACTTCTTGGTAATTTAAAAGGTTCAGCACAAGCATTTCAAGACACTGAATTTTATAATGGAATTGCTACACAGTCATTGCGATTTGATATAGGTAGTACTGCTTATTTAACTAGAACACCATCTAGTGCAAGTAATAGAAAAACATTTACTGCAAGTTTTTGGTTTAAACCAAGTAAAGCCACACTTAATAGTGGTTTTTTTGTAGCAAGAACTGGCAGCAGTGGAACTTATTCACTTTTAGCATTTAGTGCATCTGATAACAGAATAAGAATAGTTGATAACCAAACAAGTTATCCTGCACTTGAAACAAGTGCAAAATATCGTGATCTTTCTGCTTGGTATCATATGGTTTTTGCAGTAGACACCACTCAATCAACATCATCAAATAGATTGAAAGTATATGTAAATGGTGAAGAACAAAGTTATGCTGCTACAAATTATTATTCACAAGATGCTGATACAAATATAAATTCAACTGCTGAACATTATATAGGTCGTAATGCAGGAGTTGCTAACTTAGATGGTTATCTAGCTGAATATAATTTTATTGATGGTTCACAGTTAACACCAACATCATTTGGCGAAACTAAAAATGGTGTATGGATTCCTAAAGAATATACTGGCTCATATGGAACTAATGGCTTTAGATTAGAGTTTAAAAACACAAGTGTTGGCAGTGGCTCATCTAGTACGATAGGAGCTGATACAAGTGGTAATGATAATCATTTTGACTCTAATGGGATAGCTACAACTGATTGCAATATTCCAGACAGCCCAGAAAATAACTTTTGTACCTTAAATCCTATAGCAAGAAGATACGGGCAATCTTATGTAGGCACTTTTACTGAGGGCGCTTTAAAATTTGTATCAGGTGGTAATGCTACAAATGTTTTTGGTACTATGGCTATCAATCAAATAGCATCTCAAGGTGGTGTTTATTTTGAACTAAGATTTGATAGCATAGATAGTGCAAGAACATATTTTGGTGTTATTGGAGATAATGGTATAAATAATAAAAATCCTCATGCAAACTCAGGTGGTTATACTTTCCCAATCAAAGGTATGCTTTCAAGTTCTCCAAGAGGGTACTTTACTACTGACACAGATGCTTCTAATGATGAAGATTTAACTGCAAATACTGCTTTCAGTAATGGAGATGTGGCTGGGATAGCAATATTATCTGATGGTAAATTCTTTGTACACAGAAATGGAACTTATCTAAATAATGCAGATGGTAATACTGGAAACCCTTCAACTGGTGCAAATCCAATAGCGACTATAGATTTAACTGAAGGTGATTGGTTACCGTATCTTGGTTATTCTTCATCATACTCTGCAAACTTTGGACAGGATAGCACCTTTGCTGGTCAAGAATCAAGTGGTGGAAATTCAGATGCAAATGGCATTGGTGATTTTAAATATGCTGTACCAACTAATTGTTTGGCTCTTTGCACTAGTAATATGGCTGAACCAACCATAGGTCCTAATTCTGCAACACAGGCAGATAGTTATATGGATGTATTAAACTACACGGGCAATAACACAATTAATACAGATATATCTGGTTTAAATTTTAAACCTGATTTAATTTGGACATTTGCTAGAGGTAGTGCATCGACACATAATTTAGCTACAGATTCATCAAGAGGTGTTCACAAAGATCTTTTTTTATCTACAGGTGGCGGTGAAAGTAATGATACAGATGGAATATTGGCGTTTAACTCTGATGGATTTAGATTAGGAACATCCACAAATCATAATGTAAATTTAAGAACTTATACTACTTTTAATTGGAGGGCAAATGGAGGAACAACAACTACAAATGATGCAAGTGCAACGAGCATAGGATCTATTGATAGCGTCATACAGGCTAACACAACAGCAGGATTTAGCATTGTAACTTATACTGGTGATAGCACTGGAAATAATGGAACCGCATCAACTGTAGCGCATGGCTTAGGCGCTGTTCCAAAATGGATAATTACCATACCTTTGAATGTTAATGATGGTGCAGTCTATCATCAACAAAACACCACAGCACCAGAAACAGATACACTTATATTGGCTTCAGTGTCAGGCAATAACCCAACATATGATGGCTCAGGATTTTGGAATGACACCGCACCTACATCTACTGTATTTTCTGTGGGATCAAGAAGACATACAAATTCAGACGGAGGTGTGGTCGCTTATTGCTGGACTGACATAGAGGGATTTTCAAAGTTTGGTAGTTTTATAGGAAATTCAAATAATGATGGGCCTTTTATTTATACTGGATTTCAACCTGCTTGGGTTATGTTAAAAAATGGTTCTAGAAGCGCTGATTGGAGAATAAATGACACCACAAGACAACCAAAAAACGATGATGGTGGACACTTACTATTGGCTAATTCTACATCAGCAGAAATAACAAATGAATACGATATGGATTTTTTATCTAATGGATTTAAATTAAAAAGTAGTGATGTTTATGAAAATGGATCTAATGAATTAATTGTGTACATGGCATTTGCTGGAGTGCCTTTTAAATACGCTAATGCAAATTAGGAGATAACAATGGTTTGGAAACACAATGGTGTTAACATAAAAGAAGGTAGAAGTTGGACAGACAAAGATGGAATAAAGCATCCTAGTAATTGGATGATATGGTCTGATGAGGACAAAAAAGGTTTTGGTTTAACTTGGGAAAATGACGCTGACACAAGCTATGATGAAAGATTTTATTGGTCAAAAGGTATTGAAAAAAAACTAGCAGATACAAATGAAGTAGACAAAGATGGGAAAGCAGTCATAGATCCTGAGACAGGGAAACAACTAGTTACACTAGGGTTAAAGTCAATTTGGATTATACAGACGAAAAAAACAGCTAATAATTTACTTGCTTTTTCTGATTGGTATGTGACCCGAAAATCGGAAACAGATACAGCTATTCCAAGTGATATTTCCAAGTATAGAGCAGATGTGAGAACTGCAACTGCAAATATAGAAACTAAAATAAATAACTGCACTAAGTTATCAGAGTTTATGAAGTTGTTTGATGTGCCTGTAGGCAGTGACAATAAGCCAACGGGCAAAGCACCCATTTATGATTTTCCTGATGAGGTGAAGTAATGCTTGGACATGCTGCCATTACCGAAAGCGCTATTGCTGATGTAGGTGGTGCATTAATAGTAGCTACAGCAGAGATGAATGCTCTTGGATCAAGCTCTAGCATAGGATCTGGAACACTTGTTGGTATTGCTTCTTTAAATGGTAATTTCACTAAAACAACAGCAGGTATACTTATTACTGGCAGTGTAAACGCTGAAGTTAGTTCTAGTTTTACACAAACTACAGATGATATAAAGATAGTAAACTTTACTGATATAACTATGAGTGGTGCGTTTACACAGACAACAGATGGCATCGCCATACTCACAGGTATATCTTCACAAGATTTAAATTTTACAAAAACATCATCTGGAGATATACTGTTTGTAGAGATTAATAGTGTTTCATTACCTGTGGAAAAAAGACCTGCAGGTGCGCCTACACCGGGTATTGGCTATACTGATATAACACCTACTGGTGTTGAAACTTATACGGAGATAACGCCTAGCGGCACAGAAACATATACAGAAATAGTGAGGTAGTAATGGCAAGTACATATACATCTAATATAGGAGTTGAAAAAATAGGTGCTGGTGAGCAAGCTGGTGCTTGGGGTACAACAACTAATAATAACTTTGACATAATAGATAGAGCTATAAATGGGGTGTTGTCTGTGGCAGTAACAGGCACAACAACTACTATTACAACTTCTGATGGCACATTATCTCAAGGTGGACATAAAGTTTTATCTTTTACTGGTGCTTTAGGTGCGGATAATATTGTTACGATAGATCCTAACGATCAAGATAAGGTATATATTGTTCATAATGCTACAACAGATGCTGCTAGTAGTGGTCCTTATAATATTATAATTAGACAACAAACAGCAACATCTCCAGATACATCAAAAGATGTTACTGTACCAAATGGTTCTTTTAAAATAGTGCATTGCGATGGCGGTGGCACAAATGCAGTTGTTACTGACATTACAAGCACCCTAGACATAGCCTCTTTAAAATTAGGTGGTACTGCCATAACCTCAACTGGAACAGAGTTAAATCTTATGGATGGTGGCACAACTGTTGGTACAGATGCAGTTGCAGATGATGATGGAATTGTCACAAATGATGGCGGCACTATGAAACAAACTAAAGTGCAGACATTTTCTACATATTTTAATCAAAATTTAGTAGAGGCAAAAAGCGCTTTGACTGTTTCTGGCACTGTAACTGTTACTCCAAGTGGAGCCACCTCAGTTTATCAGCCCCTTACAGTTTCTAGCGGTAGTCAAACAGTCAGAGTGGCTGTAACTAATTTAGTTGTTGGTCAATATGTAATCATAGATAAGACATCTAGTTCAAATAGTATGACAATAGATTGGACAAACAATAGTGCAGTTGTGTCAAACGGTATATCTCTAGGAAGCAGTGCCGAGTTAGGGATAGGTATATTCAATGGCACTGGATTTTCATTTTCTGAAACTGTTAAATTTTAGGTGACACATGTCAGTACCATTAATATCAAGCGTGGCTTTTACAGAAGTAGATTCAGCAGGAACATTAAACGAAAAAGCTGGAACTACAAAAAGTAAATTACCTGTACAGTTTTTTAGATTAACTAGCAACATAACTGGTAATCTAACTATGACAGATGACTCAGCGCATAAAAAAATTATATTAGACACAAATGGTAATAATATTATTAATTCTTCTGGATCTCCCATAACGAATAACTCAAGTACAACTATGAATCTAAAAGGAAATGGTGAAGTCAAATCTGAATTATTAACATTTACAAGTTCAGAAAGTAGCACAAGTAATACTGGCACAACAACAATAAGTGAAGCAGACAATTCTACTGTGGTTGTGTCATCAGTCACTAGAGATGCTGATATTACATCAACAGGAGTAAGTTGCGCTCAGGGATTCAGAGGTTCTTTTTCTTCATCCACAACACATTATGTACCTAATTCAGAAATAATAACAGCACCAAGTAATCCCGGAAGTAATACTGGCTCTTTAAGTGGCGGAGCATCAACAACGGCCTCGCAATTTGCTACTATTTGTGGTACAAGTTTTGAAAATATAGGTGTATCTGGATTTTCTATTACACTCAGTGGCTCTGGACTTGGTCCCACAACATTTACATCTCCAACAAGCACATCTACTAATAGTAGAAATTTTGTTTTAGGAACAATTTCTCAAGGATCTGAAACATTTACGCTTGGTGTACAAATCGTAAAACGAAGTAATACTGACTTTAGAATTAATTCTTTGATTGATCTAAACACACTCGGGGCTTCCACAAGTCTTGACCCAACTATTACTAATATAAAAATACCAAACAATACAGTAGCAGGTGGTGGCAGAACCATAGCTTTTACAAACAATTTAGCTATATCATGTGTGTTAACTGGCGCAGACCCTTTTGACAATGTGACAGTTGCTGCTGGTGCTACTAATACACAAACAAGATCTACAACTGATGGGTCTTTTAGCCTAACTGGCACTATATCTGGCAGTGATGGTAGTGGTAGACCTTTTGCCATGAAAGATATTAATGATGGAAGTGGTAGTCTTGATGAGACAGAATATACAGGAACTAAATCAGTGAGTGCGTTCTAATGCCATTTAACAAATTAACATTTCAATCAGGAATAATATCAGACATCACTCCTTATAGTAATGAGGGTGGTTATGTTGATTGTGATAAAATTAGGTTTAGATTAGGTTACCCAGAAAAAATAGGTGGTTGGGTTAAGCAAAGCAATAATACATTTCAGGGTAGTGCTAGAAGACTTTTTAATTGGGTTACATTAGATGGATCTGACTTATTAGGTATAGGAACGCACTTAAAGTATTATATTGAAGAGGGCCAAACATTTAACGATATAACACCAATAAGATCTACAACTAGTGCCGGTGATGTTACTTTTTCTGCAACAAATGGCTCAACTACCATAACTGTTTTAGATCCTGCTCACGGTGCTAATGAAAATGATTTTGTTACTTTTTCTGGTGCTGTTAGTTTAGGTGGAGTGATAACAGATACAATATTAAATGCAGAGTTTCAGATAACATCATTGATAAGTTCTAATTCGTATACAATAACATCAAGCGTGGCAGCTAACTCCTCTGATACGGGTAATGGTGGCGGTAGTGTTGTAGGTGTATATCAAATAAATACAGGGCTAGATGTAACAGTTGGTGGAACTGGTTGGGGTGCTGGACAATGGAGTGGTACAACATCTGGCGCTTTAGCGACACAACTTAATGAAGCATTAGATGCTAGTGAAACTGATGTTGATGTGGATGACGAAACTGGCATGAATACAGCAAACGATGTAATTCTAGTAGATAACGAACTTATGCTTGTGTCAGCAACATCTGATGATAATACGATGACTGTAACTCGTGGACATAGCGGTACAACCGCAGCAACACATGCAGATAATACGCTTGTAAGATTGGCTGTAGGTAATGATGATTCTTCCAATGACTTTGTAGGCTGGGGTAATGCAGCATCTGTTACAGTGTCTGGTGCGCAGATAAGATTATGGTCACATGACAATTTTGGTGAGGATTTAATTATTAATGCAAGAGATGGCGGTGTATTTTATTGGGATAAAACAAATGGCTTTGGTAATCGTGCAGTGGAGCTGTCTACTAGAGCAGGGACAAAGACAAGTGTTCCTACAATAGCAAAACAAATATTAGTGTCAGATCAAGACAGACATCTTATAGCTTTTGGATGTGATGGTTTGGGTGCAAGTGCCACAGCAACACAAGGTGATGGTATACAAGATCCCTTGTTAATTAGATTTTCATCACAAGAAAATCCTATAGATTTTTTCCCAACAACAACTAATACAGCAGGGGATTTGAGGCTTGGTGGAGGGTCTGAGTTTGTGCAAGCCGTTGAAACAAAAGAGCAGATACTAGTTTACACAAATAAGACTTTACATTCTATGAGATTTATAGGACCGCCATTTACCTTTGGTATAAAAGAGTTATCAAAAAATATTACAATAATGAGTCCTAGTTCAGCAATAGCTATAGACGATAGCGTTTATTGGATGGGCGTTGACACATTTTATTTGTATGCCGGTCAAACGCAACAGTTACCTTGTAGTGTAAAAGATAAGGTATTTTTAGATTTAAATATTGAAGAAAGAGATAAGGTGCATGTAGGAGCTAATACAGAGTTTGGCGAAGTTATATGGTTTTATCCAAGCGCAAGCAGCACAGAAATAGATAAGTATGTAATATATAATTATATAGAAAACATATGGTACTTTGGCACACTTGCTAGGCAAGCATGGTTAGATAGAGGTATTAGAGCTTTGCCTTTAGCAACTGGTGGGCAGTATTTGTTTAGCCATGAAACAGGGTTTGATGATGATGGATCGGCTATGACAGCTTTTGTCGAATCTGCACCTTTAGCTTTAAGCGGAGCAGATAGATTCAGCTTTATAAATTCCATAATTCCGGATGTAAATTTTTCTGGCTCTACAGCAATAAATCCTAGTGTTGATTTTACTATAAAAGCAAGAACACATAGCGGATCTGGTTTTACCCAAACAGATGACAGTAATACGGCACAAAGATCTGCAACCACGCCAGTAGAGGCTTATACTAATAAGTTAGATGTTAGGGTTAGGGGTAGAACGTTTGCCTTGCGTGTTGAATCTACTAGTTTAGGTACAAAATTTAAATTAGGCTC